TAACCCGCCGTGTATCTGATACTGCCTGCCACAGTCGATCTTATTCTAGTGTGATACAGTACCTTACCATGCTGTCGGCACAAACTAGCACGCATGCTAGGATATGCCGCAGCAAATTTTTGGCTCCTGAGGAGGGGCACGATCCCCCAACCCCCTGATTACTTTTGGACCTTGTGGAGTTGCACCACACTTCCTTTTAGGTCCCACAGTCAGGTGCTCTACCAATTGAGCTACTCAGGATTATATATCTATAAATTCTTTTAAAATTCTTACAAAATCTTTTGTGTTATTACAAATGTCTTTCCATCGTATTCGTAAAACGGTAAATCCTTCTTCTACTAGTAATCTATCTTTTTCAATATCTCTCTGCTTTTGTTCCAAAAATCTATCGTGCTGATCACCGTCAATTTCGACTACTCGTTTAGTGTGTAACCAAACAAAATCTAAACTAAATCTATGAAAAGGATATTCTTTGATATAATTTTTATCATCAAACTCATTTTCAATTACCTGCATGAACCATTTTTCTGGCCAACTAGGTTGATTATTCCATCTAGACATTCCGATATTGTGTGCTCTGCCCTCTGCATGCGCACGCTTCATGCCATCTGATATACGTTGTTTAGCAGATTCAGACATAATCCTTCCTGGATATTTTTTACCCTTGTTTCCAGGTGCTCGTCCAAGATTAGCTTGCCTGCACTTTTCTTTAGTTTCTAAAGATTGGTTTTTGCCTAACATTGGTGTATGCTTCAATCCTGCATCAGTGTGCGATTTCCATTCGTGACTACGAAGTGATTGCAAACTTTTGCATTGCTTATTGCAGTTGGCACAGATATGTATCATGACTTTATTTATGTAGTTATGTGCCTTCACTTAGCTTATCGCATGGCAAAGAAATATTAAGGTATCAATTATATTTGCGCCGTTATCGGAACAAATTTAAAAAAATGGCTACGGCCCCTGGACTTGAACCAGGAACCAACAGATTAACAATCTGCTGCGCTACCAGTTCCCCTACGCCCGAATAAACTTTATCAATTGTTTCTATTGTCAATGAACACATCGTCTATGCATTTATAATAATGCAAAATATCAGTATGTCAACAGTTTTTTTTAATTTTGTGTTAACCAAGGTTCCAATCTTTGTACAGCGTCTTCCCATTGTAAAACCGTGTTAGTAGATGCGTCATGCAACAAGTATGACAAGCACCATCTTCCTTCGTCACTTGTATTAAGAACATTATGCGGAATACCTACATTAACTAAGCTTGGGCTTGAAAGCTTGGATTGGTATAAGAGTTGGCACTCATCGGGTTTCCAGCTAGCTACTCTATGACCCTTAGGTGTAATATGCACCGCCGCATTTAAATCAGGATTCATTGGTTTATACCAGGCCATTTGGCTACCCTTGCCACCATATATGTAATTGATCTTGGCATTATTATGTTTGTTGGCTCCGTCAATATGTATTTTTGTATTGAGATGTGGTGCAGTATAAAATGCTTCTTGATATCCTATTGTTATATTTTTTAATGCTAGCGCATTTAAAAGAGCTTTGGGTCTATCTGCGGCTGTAAGTTCCAACAAATTACTATACTCTGTACTTAAGTTTGTATAGGTAATTTGAAGTCTTTCTAATACAGATACGTCAGGTAGTAATGCTATATCAAGATGATAACAAAATTGATTAGCGCTGCTCATTGATTGACCCTCTTAAATTTGGAGCGGGGTGGGGGAATCAAACCCCGGTGCTGATTAGGCTCCAGACTGGCAATCTGGTGACAAGGCCACTTGTCCCCACCCCGCACTATTCTTCATGATATATCCACGTTTTAGACCATTATCAAAAACATGTCTATCTATGCCATATTTAGCCAGTATATCTCGCTTTTTCATACCTGCATCGATATCACATTGGATACCTTTCCAGTCTCGGACAGGTTTGCAACGTTTACCAGAATCCCATGCTGATTTATTTGCAGAGGAGATTTTATTTCTGGTTTCATTTGAAACGATTTTTGGCTTCTTCATCCTAGCAGAATTCATTCGTTGCTGCCGAGAGGCCCTTTCCTCGTCAGACAAAACCTTGTTTTTCAACGTTTCAGAAATCTTTGCCTTGTGCTCTGGCAAAAGCCTTCTGGAGGACAGTGACTTCTTCATTTTATCCTTTACACCTGGGCGCGATGCCATTGGAGTTTTTAGAAGTCGCTGTCTGGATGCTTCTCTAGCTTCCTGCGTTGCTTTTCCACGAACAGCATTACGGATTTTTTCTTTTGTTACGGCTGAATGTTTATATCCAGCTCTCTTGTTTTTACCAGTAGAGTTGATATAATCAAATCCACCTTTTCCTCCAATCTTGATGTTATACGTATCAGATCGTTGAACGAATGCCTCGTTGACAATCTCTTCTTCTTTTTGAAACATATCATTTGAAGTTTCAAAAAACTCTAGTATGGTCTTGGTAAAGTTTTCAATTCCGTGTTTTTGTATAGCAGCATTTAGGATTTTACCAGATCCCATGTAGCCATCATTTATATCGTCGATGACATGCACGCCGACGTAAATTTTGCCATTTATGTGGTTGGTGATCTGATATAGATAGCGATAAATCTGTTTCATGTACTATTTATACCAACACGCTACCATTACATCATACCCGCATCAAGTTTATTTAGTTGGTGAATCCAGGGAGATTTGAACTCCCAACCCAGTATTTTAGAGATACCTGTTCTTGCCGTTAAACTATGGATTCAAATTTTGGTACCCGCGGTCGGATTCGAACCGACAACCTCTGGTTTCTAAAACCATTACCTCTACCAGTTGGGCTACGCGGGCATGTGTGTGTAACGTGCGTCATCCCTCAAACACACTTACTCTTGGGATGCGTGACTCGCAATGTCTATGCTCGTAGTGTTGTCCAGCATAGACTCGGCTCCGGCGCTAACCGCACACGTAATTTTTTCACGGGCACTTCCCTTTTACGGGGAAGGAAGTTTATGGCTGTAGCCCCACTCCGATACCAGCCCAAAAATTGGAGGACCGAGAGAATTTCGAAATCTCGACACGCGGATTAGGTTTGGCATACAGGACTTGCACCTGTAGTGAGCTTTACTCATTTGCCCAAAGCCCGCTGCTCTGCCTCTGAGCTACCGGTCCATTTAATTCTAAACTTTATATTTGTATATTAACATATTTTAGTCGGCTGTCACGAGATAATTTTTTGTTGGAGATCCAGGCGGCGCTTGCATCCGCGTCGGTTTCCCGATTTCCCGGGTTGCAGCCGGGGCCATTACTATCTCTGGTCACTGGATCATATTAACTAAATAAACGAGATACAAGATGCGTCAACATCTTGTATCTCTAAACACAGTCTTATAATATAAAAGGAAAAAGACAATGTCTAATGATATTTATAGAAAATCATCTACTCTAAAAGAAAAACCATGTGCTGCATGTGGCAAACCAACGATTAATCCAAAGTTTTGTTGTCTCGAATGTTCATATAAACACCGAAATAAGCCAACTATCAATACTTCTTCTGTAAAACAAAAGATGGTAGAAAAAGAGTTGCTGTATATCAAAAATCCCAAAACTTGTTTATATTGTAATATGACAATTCCGTACAAACGACACATGAATAAATTTTGCAACCAATCTTGTTCGGCAAAATTCAATAACAAACACCGTGGTCCTCAATCAGAAATTTCAAAAAAGAAACGGTCTGAAACTTTAAAAGGACGTGCTACTAGGCCAAACCACGAGAGTAAAAATCTAGAATATATTGCCAAAAAACTTTTTGAATCACAAATAGTTGGCCCATACATCCGGGTATATCTATGCAAGTGCAAAATAACCGGAAAAATATGGTATTCAAAAACTATTAAAACTATACATCCAGATACTATAGATAACAAAAGTTTATATAGATACCAAACAAGGTTCACTTTCTGTATAACAGATTATGCAGACTGGTTTATGGATGCATCTGCACTTATCAAGCAATATGGTTGGTATTCAGCAGCTAACAGAAAAAACAATTTAGAAGGTTGTTCTCGCGATCACTTATATTCTGTCTCTGATGGATTTAAAAATGGTGTTGATCCAAAAATACTTGCACATCCAGCAAATTGCCGAATCATTCCGCATCGAACAAATCAAAACAAACATTCAAAATCTTCTATAACATTAGAAGAGTTAATGAAACGGATTACCATGTTTGAGCAGAGATACCACTGAATTATCTCGGCCACCGGAACATTTTCTAAACAATTGGTAGAATTGGTTTAAACATACTTATTACTTATACAATATAGTGTTTTCAAACTGTTTGCAACCAGTAATTTTGGTTTTTTTTGAATTTAAAATAAATTTAGATGTTTTTTGCAAGATTTTCGACACGCAATTTGAGCTCCTTTACGGCTACTCTATAACCACTGGAAAAAATAGCAAATTTACTTTGATCACAATCATTTAGTTTACGCAAAAGGCGCCAGAAATCTCGTTTCTCTAGTGTATCATCGATATGTGGTATAGGACTGGACCCAATGACCTTTGCTACATCAATTAGGGCCTGTTTGTATCCTTCGTCGTATAAGTCACTGTCATACACGGTCTATTTACCTTTGGGCTGGTGTCCCTAGCGGGGATTGAACCCGCATTTCTAGATTGAGAGTCTAGTGTTCTCGACCAATTAAACTATAGGGACAGTCTGTTACCTCTTGAAATCATACACCATTGTTCTTATGAATGGCTTTTTTGCTCTGATCGTCGGGACTCGAACCCGCATCTCCGGCTCCAAACGCAAATGCTATGCCGGTGTGTTAGCCTAGACCACCACTACCCCTACCCTTGCCAACTGGTTTCCATACTTTATGTGCGCCCCTTGTAGGTCCTTGCAACCTGCTTGGTTTTTATAGCCTTTGCGTTTGATAGGCATCACATTCCACATGGACCTCGTTGGTTACTCTCGGATCATGTTGGTCCATTACACCACGATCAAAATCATCGTACAGGCAATAGCATCAACACTCTGGCTCTATCAAGAATTGATGGCACTGGCTCCACTACTTGTCTGCACAAACCTCCGGTTTTTTTGGCTTAACCGGTTGCCTATCTACGGATTACACGTAGCACCAGAGGACTGGTAGCAAACAATCCTTTATCTTTAAGCATGCCTTTTGGTAAGTAACGAGGATCAACATCGCTTGATGACCAAGACCAATCAGGCTCGTGCACAAAAATACGCAAATGATCCTTGAAATTTTTTATATGACGTTTATCTATTCTGTGTAATTTTCGAGATTTTATGTGTGATGGCATTTGATATTTATAATTCTGTAAAACAGAATAAATAACTCAAATGGTTTTACAACTATAAGGAAACACTATAATGACCTCAGGCACAGAAATTAGAAAATACGTAACTCTTGTAGAAAGCTGGAAAGCAGTAACAGAAGAACAGCAACAAAGCCTAGCAGTCCTTACGACTATACTAGAAGGTGACCGAGTCTTAGCTGAAAATCTGTTGTCTACAGTAAAAGATAAAGCAGTTGGCTGGATGAAAAAGGCCACCGAAGTTGGTAAAAAGGCTCTTCCTGCAATAACAAACAAACTAGACCAATCGCTGCAAAAAGTCAGCACCGAAATAAGTCCACAGGCTGCAGAAGACCTTAAAACCGAATTAGAAAAGCAAGGCGGCCATGATTGGAAAAGCAATGTTGGCAAAGTTGCAGCTGGTGTAGCAGTAGCGACCGCATTACTAGCTAATCCAGCACAAGCACGTACAATTTATATAATTGAACCAGGCCGCCCTGTTCCAGTACATCATCACAACAACAGAGGCGCACAATTTATGGGGGCTCTGATCGGTTCTGCTATAGGAGCTGCACTTGGTGCTCAGCAACAACAGCCAGGATACTAGAGAGATCTGCTCAAAAATAGGCTACAAGAAACAGCTCCAATGTTTCTGAACAGCGGGATCATATCCGTAGATTAAATCGCATGAACGACAGTGAGTTAATTGCTCATTTAACATCATCAGAGAATGCCGCAGATGACATTCAATATATCAAAAATCCCAGTGAGAGAATAAAACTGGCTGCTGTTCGACAAAATGGGCGGGCAATCAGGTATATCAAAAATCCCAGTGAAGCCGCAATAGCACTAGCTAGATCAAAAGGATATGATCGAACTGGAAGGCAAGTATGATGACCACACAACAGCCAGGGTATCCACCGGGTTATGCACAACAGCAGGTAGCACCTCCAGGCTATTACCATCCACCAGGATATCCACCAGGCTACTACGTGCCAAGAGAATAAGGTGTAAAATATATGCGGTTAATAGATATCGAAACCAAATCTGATGCTATTTTACTAGAACACAACATGATCCTCCGGGATCATGTTGTGCGACCTTATAAAAGATATCTAGCTGAATTAGGTAAATTTCTTGAAGCTGACGGCGATTTGAAAGCCAGTGTTGAAAAAGCTGTGTCAGCGGCCGTGCAAAATGCAGATGACCCTAATCATGTGACAGCTAAAGACGTAGTATTACCTCAGGCAGTATAACAAAACTTTGCAGAGCGTTTACCTCAGCCTGATGCTGGTCCAGTTCCTGGGTTTGAACAGAAAATATCAAGCATTGCAAATAAAATTCAAACTCCGGAAATCAAACAATCTATACTTGCTAAAATAAAATATGGCATACAACATCCTGCAACCCAAACTCTTATACTCGCTGGCGTGAGTAATGCGGTTGGTATGGCTGCCGGTGCATTAACAATGGGGCTAGGCGCGATTCCAGCAAAAGCAGCCGCTAGTGCAGTTGGAACAGGTCTGCTCAACACAATTAATGCTAAATTAGGTGGAGAAACATAGAAAGGCGCTGTTAAAGCAGGTATCCATGGCGCTGCCACTGGTGCAGCACAAAGCGTTGCTAAAGGTGGTGAAGTGTCAGTTGAACCTGGCAAATTACCTGCGGGAAAAGATGCAGCGGCTAAAACACAGGCTTCACCAGACGCAACTGCTGCAGGTCCAGCTGATCAGCAGGATGTTAAGGCGCAATGGGAAAAATTTGTACAGTTTGGACAAGAGCTTATCAAAAAGATGAGTGCTGCTCAACCGGCTACTACAACTTAATTAAAGGCGCACAGATTCACATCTTTTCAACCAGCTACCAGTTATTGCATAGTTATCATGGTCAGTGTGGTTGGATTTGAACCAGCACCTTGCTCCGTATGAAGGAGGTGCACAACCATTATGCTACATTACCATAAATATAATATGCAGTTCAATGACGATTACACTGAATTTAAGATGTTATATAATCTTAGCAACACACCGTATTCGCCAAATAAATCATTCTCTACCTGTAAAGATTTCACAAACTCGTTTGAAAGGATTGAAAAAGAATTTATTCCTACTGAACTTAAACAATGGCAGGCCCACTTGGGATCGAACCAAGAACGACGGAATCAAAATCCGTTGTGATACCATTTCACCATAGGCCAACAAACACTGGTAGGACGAGCGGGATTCGAACCCGCGACTCTCGGTTTAAAAGACCGATACTCTAGCCAACTGAGTTACCGTCCCAAATTGGTACCCGGAACAAGAATTGAACTTGTAATAAAGGCTTATCAAGCCTCCGTTATACCATTTAACTATCCGGGTAAAAATATGGTGGACCGTGGGAGGATCGAACTCCCACCTAAGGCTTGCAAAGCCCCCGTGCTCCCATTATCACTAACAGCCCAAATTGTTTAATACCCTACCTTTAGTATAACCCAAAGATATGTATTCATTTAACATCTCTTTTTTAATTTTTTTATTACCTAAATCTTTATGTGTTACCCAGCAAGTTCCGTACTGAGAATTCCTGTCACCTTGTTGATGATTTATTTTCTGTAAGGCTTCTTTTTGTTTTTGTTTTAACTTCGGGTCATGCATCGGATTATTTTTAGCAAAATTAGATACTAATTCTCCACTTGCATATTTCTCAACAAGTCGGTTTGAAATTTTATTAACATATTCCAAATATCGTCCTTGTTGTTTCATCCTCTTAGCTGTAATAGATTTATGTAAATTCTCGCCACCATATCCAGGTTGCCCGTTTTTACCGTACAAATTTTTACCGGTATCGTTTATATAATCAAATCCTCCAAACCCACCTTTTTTAAGGTTATATGTATTTGTTTCTGCTAAAAAATCTTCATTAACTATCTCTGCTTCTTTAGCATACATGTCTTTAGCATTGTCATATAGAAATAAAATTTCTTTAACAAAATTCTCAAGACCATGCTTTTTATATGCGTGATTTAAGTACTTTCCAGACCCCATATAATTATCATCTATATTTTTAGTCTTATGGCTACCAATGTAAATCTTACCATCCAGTTTGTTTGTAATTTTATAAATCAAATAAAACATAAGTGTCCGTGTCCTCTTAACAGTTATTCTTATGTTTTATTTATGCGAGTTCGAGCCTAAGATATCTCAAACTCCAAGGGCTCCGCGACTAGGACTCGAACCCACTACCTCCTGGTTCAAAGCCAGGTATTCTTGCCTGTTAAACTATCGGGCATCATGGTATTATGATAAATGGTTGCAACGGTTCAAGTTGAACCTAAATGTTTGCTTCCCAAACCTGCAAATCAACAAAATCTCAGCTGGAACTCCACAGCTACGCCGTCGTCGTCAAATTGTACGGCATAAAAGCTGGAATCTTCCCAAGCAATGCCACTGCCGCAGATCATTGATCTGCACTTGGTTTCGGAGTATCCTTGTACAAACTCGCTTGCAGGACCTATCACCGGCGTTACCGGAACCAATGCACGTATTACGAATCGATTACTACCGCACCAATAATTGGTGTTTAGAACCAACGTTTCGCCGTTGGGGATACGATACCATTGATTGGCCTTGAAGTAACTCATTGCATGCTCCCTTCGTTTTCAACCGATATCTCGCGATACAACTGCCGAGTTGGTCCTGTTGCTGATTTTGGTTGCGAGAGGCACGGGTCGAACGTGCGTCAATGGCTTATGAGACCATGCTGGATCCGCCTCCAGTCTACTCCGCAATAATTTTTTAGTTTTTTAGGTAATAGGCACGTATATGATCATACCTATTTTTGGTTAAATTGTATTTGGTCATTATTTGGTTGGGTTTCAACCCAGAATCATAATCGTTTTTAATCGCTAATAGATCAAATTGTTTATCTAATTTCCGAACTTGGTCAGATTTTTTACGTCTATTATCCGGATTTTGATAATAATCTTTCATAGCTTGCGATTTAGACCTAATAGTAATAGTTGTAGGTTTATTATTCCTGTTTCCTGCCAACTTTGTTGCCTCTTCAAGAGTTTTTCCATTGGCAAGATGTCTTCTTATTGATAGTTTTATTCTGGTTTCTTCGCTAACAAGTCTACGCCTGTTTGATTCGGATAATTTCTTCCGCATTTCGGCGGATATTTGTTTCCCAGGTCTACCCATTTTTTTCCGGGATTCTTCTGTGTGTTTTCTACCCTTGAAGTGAGGTCCGCCTTCGCCTCCGACACCGAGATTGTAGACATCTTTCCGTTTAACAAATTCTTCCGTAATCAACTCTTTTTCTTTATTATTCATTTCTTCTTCTGTGTCAAAAACAAATAATATCTCTTTTACAAAGTTTTCTTTTCCATGTTTAGCAATAGCTTTAAGTAAAGCTATGCCGCTACCAAAGTAATTGTCGTTTATATTTTGGGTTTGGTGTTTGCCTATATAAATCTTTTTATTGATTAAATTGGTAATTTGATAAATTGTGTATTTCATACGGTATTTATCAATTCAGTGGTATACCACCTGTTTTTCTCCACCCCGCATTAAATGATGGTGCTCCTAGCAGGTACCGCCCCTGCGTCTAGGCTTTACCAAAGCCTTGTTCTACTTTTATACTATAGGAGCAATGACGATTTTTGCAATATAATTAAAAAATTGGAGCACCTGACAGGAGTTGAACCTGCATGATTCCAGTTACCTTTCGCTCCGTTCGTAGCGGAGAGGGATACAGGTGCATTTATTAGACTGGCGTTCATCCGGTTGAACGTTGGGATAGTATCTTGGTGGACGTGCAGTGAGTCGAACACTGTAGGGGATCAGCCTGTCACCGTAGCTTTATAGCAATCCGGCCAGCCCTTAAATGGTGGACTGTGTGGGATTCGAACCCACATGCATCACGCCCAAATGGTGCCGCCCCGGGGTTATTGGTGGGAGATGCTGGGTTCGAACCAGTCGTGCCCGGAGGCGGCAGATTTACAGTCTGCTGGTCGTCCACTCAACCATATCTCTCAATACTTGTAAAAAAGGTCATCCAGATGGTTATCTGTCAGTTATCTCGATCAACCGATGCCTTGCTCTTGTTAAGGTCTCTTGCTAGATCACTGTAAACGTCGAGCTGAGGAGAGGCAATCTGTGGTGTTTGTTTTGTTTGATCAATTGATGGTTTTAGTGTCACACCGAGATTTTTCACCGTAGCCGGAGATTGCCCAAGCAACCTGGCCAACAACCTTGCTGCCGTTGATATGCTCCCAGCATGAGCGGACGGCACGCTGCCAATTTCAACGGCACCCGTCGGCGATATCATCGCCCGGCTCATCGCATTGGCAGCCTTGTTTATGTCCTGCCTGCCAATACCCCGGTCTGCCAGTTTCCTGGCATCGTCCATGGCCTTGTTAGCCGCACGTATTTCATCGCTCCAAAACCAATCAAGCAGTTTCTCCCAATCTCCTTGCATGACATCAATGCCATGACGGTCGAGTACCGCAAGGAATTGCTCGTACCGTGGTGTTCGGCCGAGCATTTTCCTGATGGCTTGCAGATCATTTAGATTGTTGTTATCGGTTAGGTTATACAGATACTCGCTCCAGTACTCACCATACTTGTGACGCAATTCCTTGCGTTCATCATCCATGAGAAAGTCATCCACACCGTTGACATTTGGGATCTGGCGCCAAAAACGCGTCCAGGCCTGCTTGTCATGGACAGCTACTGATAGAAGATCGTTAAACAGATCAAGAGATGTTTGTGGAACGGTGGTGACCAGCTGGTCGATTGCGTCAGCTGCTATATTGGCTTTTGGAGCCAGAATCGCAGCAACCAACCCGGCTAATAGCCCTCGACGGCTAAAACCTTCGATTATCATGTCTCTATGTGAGATAGAGATCTTCTCCATCTTATCGATCAACTGCCGCATTTCTTCTGTTAGCATCATTCTCTCCTTGGTTTATGCATCGGAACCTCATGTTCCAATAACATGGAGATATTTATCGTCTGGTCGTCCACTGTGCCATCTCTCCCAAAAAAATGGCAGGCTCGGGGGATTTCGAAATCCCGACCCGCTGGTTAAAAGCCAGCTGCTCTGCCTCTGAGCTACGAGCCTACATATGATGCTTAGAACCTACCGCCAGTGCTGCCCTGACCCTCTTGCGCTCAAGTCCCCATCCTACGGCTGCATCTCGGAATAGGGCGGGCTATCTGCTCTCGTCGTGCTCTAACTTGGAGGACCGGGTGAGGATCGAACTCACCGATGCCGGATTAAGAGCCCAGCTGACCCACCAAGGTGCTCCGGTCCAATTGGCTACATCAATCCCAATCGATCACGCACGGCCTCCGTTAGCGCGTGGTAATCCCTGGGCTTTGGTGTTTTTACGCAGATCTTGCCAGAGAATGAAAGATCCTCGTAGCAAAGATCCAGATCGAACGGTGGCCCCAGTTGCTGGTAACGCTCCAGCCTCGCACAGTCGTATGAAGACCGGCGGTTCTCTTGAACCACTGGGTTAAACTTGGGCATGATCCAGTAGCCCTCGTCGTCAAAGGACGCACTTGCTGGATTCTATACCTGTGCCATGATCTTCCTCGCCCTGAGGCCTGATTCTATGGCAGTCACGACATGTTCTATTCCACCCACCTTCAAGTCCTGCAGACTTGGGAAATGCATCCTGTGGGATATAAACATATGCTGTGACCTTCTAAATGCTATGACCGCACGGGATAACACTACGCCGAGTGATTCTATAGCAATATATGGGGTGAGTAACGGGTAACGCTCCCGTCTCGAGAGTTTCACAGACTCCCGGCCACACTTGCTGCCTCTACTCGCCATAAAATTCTTGCTCTGCCTGGGCTGTACCCTTAAAGTGGGCCGTGGCTTCTCAGTGCTAGAGCAGTATACTTTGACAACACATGGCAACGTGCCCTGCCTACTGATTTACTTCGGGAGTCGTTCTAAAGTATATAGATCTGCTTGGCGCTCACCGTCCAAATCCGGGTTCGTAGCCCGGCGATGCGGCGCTCTAAGAAAAATTGGCAGGCCCGGAGGGATTTGAACCCCCGCCAACGGTTTTGGAGACCGGCATGCTACCGTTACACCACGGACCTACGAAATTGGTTGGCCGAGGAAGAATCGAACTTCCAACTAGGTCTTATCAGGACCTTGTTATACCATTTAACTATCGGTCAATAGATTTTCTATAAAATGGTGCTGGCAGAGAGATTTGAACTCCCAACCTACGGTTTACAAAACCGTTGCACTACCGTTGTGCTATGCCAGCATTATTTGGTGGACCTCCGGGGAGTCGAACCCCGAACTTCGCCGTGCAAAGGCGACGTGTTCCCGCTAGCACTAGAGGCCCATATGCAGATGGTGGGGAGTGTTGGGTTCGAAC